ATAATACAAGAATCGGTCAAGGACTATAAGTTAAATATGGCAAAAGAAAGGCGAAATGAGATTCGCAAGCTCCTTGATTACTATACAGGCACAGAAACAGAGAAATATATTGATGATTACTTCTCTGCTGATGCTTTTAGAGAGATTCCCTTGTATAATGCGAATTTTACACGCAGGTTTATCAACAAGATGTCAAGAATTTACACAGTAGGGGCTTCTCGCAACGTGAGCGAGTCTTACTCCTCTTTGACTCGTAAAAAAGACACTAAAATGAAGCACATTGAAAGAATGACTCGTCTTGTAGGGTCTGTAGCAACGCAAGTTGTTTACCGAGATGACCTCCCCCAACCCTGCTTTGATTATAGACCTGTTTATTACTTTGATGTGCATCTTGGCGAGAACCCCTTTGTGCCTGAAGCAATAACATATCCGATAATGATGAACGTAAGTGATGTTTCTGCTACTGAAAAGCTACACTATGCTTATTGGGATAAAGAAAGATACATACATTTTGATGAAGATGGTAATATAATGGGCGAGTATGAACACGGATATGGAGTAATACCATTTTTATTCACCCACAGAGAAGACCAAATTGATTCTTTCTTCGTAGAAGGAGCAAATGACATCGTTAGCTGCAATGAGCAGGTAAATATAACGATGACAGAGCTTCAATTAGGCTTGAGATTCCAAATGTTTGGGCAGCCATTCATTACAGGGATGTATGGGGATAAGAAATTAGAACGAGCAGGGAGCGATACAATACTTGACTTACCCGAAGGGTCTACTTTTGGTATTGCTGCTCCTGAAGGTGATATTAATGCAGTAATTGAGTCTGTTAAATTTCAGTTGGACTTGGTTGCTCAGAATAACCATCTATATGTGCAGTTTGCTCAAGATGGTGGAGAAACTCCATCAGGAATTGCACTCAAGATTAAGGATTTAGAGCGTTTTGAAGATTACCAAGACGATTTAGACCTTTATCGTATGTATGAGTATGATTTATATGATATTGAGAAAAAGATTGCATCATACAACAATATTTCTTTACCTGAAGAGTTGAAGATTGACTTTAAAGAGCCTGAGTATCCAAAAACAGTCCAAGACCAAATCTTGATGGATGAGCATATGCTAAATCATCATATGATTGATGAAATTGGGCTGCTTATGAAATATAACGGAGATTTAAGTAAATCTGAAGCCGAAGCTATCATAATGTCAAACAGAGAAGCTATGGAAGATGAGCATTTACAAGCTATGAAGGAAGAGCCTACAGCAGAAGAAACTGATGCCTAAGATATTAATAGAAACTAACTTTAGCTTTCCTAATCTTGTAAAGAAATACAAGGATATAAAAAAAGAGCTGCGTGCTGAAATAATAGAAAATGAAGCAAAGGCAATGAAGCAAAGGGTTGCTACAGGAACTACTATTGATGGGACAAAAATGCAACCTATTAAAAACTCTACTATGCTTACAAGGAGCATAAATAATCACTCTATAAACACCCCACCATTAAACGCATCAGGCAAGCTGTTAAGAAGTATTAAGGCTACCCAAAAAGGCATTTCTGTAAAAGAATACGGTTCAATACAAAGTAGTGGCTTTACACCAAAGAAAATACCTCAATATTTAAGCAGGCAGGCTGCAAAAAAATCTGCATCCAAGAGAAGGATAGCATTTAAGGATAATACTAAAAATATACGAGTCCCTGCACGACCATTCATTCACACAGAGGAAACCTTTAATTCATTAAGGACAAGGAAAAAAATTAGAAGAAAGCTCATCTCAAGGGTCAATCAAGCACTAAAAAAATAAAGGAGAAGTATGAAGATATTTAAGCTGTTCAAGGAAATGAAAGACGTACTTACCTTAATTTTTACTCAAAATATAGAGATAACCCACCAACTTACCTCAATGCAATCACAATTAGATGCAATACAGTTAAATGCAGAGCCACAATATGAAGAGTTCGAGGATGAACACAAAGGCGATGTAAGAATTACTAAGGAAGTCTACAATGAGATGTGCGAATACCTTGAAGAAGACGAAATAGAACTAATGGGGCTTACTTAAGTTCAGCGTACTTACTATTCCTCTCAGGAATTACAAATTCAGCATAAGTATCACATCTTGGGCAAGTAAAACAAGAAACTATACCCTCACCCTCATACCCAAAGTCATCAAAGTCAAAATCATTGCCCCAAATCATATCTGCTTCACAATTATAGCACTTAATCATCTTTTTTATCCAATTCTGCCTTTAAATAGGCTTGAAAATCCTTGTCATCAGCCTTAAATCCAACATACATTGAAAATAGGGTGTTATACGAGTAAATCTTCTGCTCTAACATCGCAACATTAGCAATTAGCCTTGCCACTATGTCTTGTAGTTCTTTTTTACTTGTCTTTTTTTTCAAGTTCTCTCCTTTTTATCTCTTCTTGCCACGCTACACGTTGTCCTTTTGTAGGTCTTTTGGCTTTTAAAGGTTCTACACCTACAACCTCAGCACGCTTCTTCCATCTATACCACCGCTTACGTTGGTCAAGGTATTTAGCCTTCTCTTTTTCAGACTTAACTGTCTTCTTTACTTGTTTCTTTTCTTTTGCAACTCTATGAGCCTGATTCTCAATCTTACGCTCAGGCAAGGGAGTTACTGCAATTACTTCTTCAGGAATCTCATCTATGATTTCTTGAACATCCTCAATCTCGCCATCAATAACATCTGCAACCTCTATCTTCTTCATAAACTTCTCAAAAGGCGAATCTACTGTTACGTTAATATTCTTTACAAGCTTACCACTATGCTCAAGTATCAACCTTCCTGCCTGCACGTTACCACTCTTTGCCTCTCTTATCATCGCATTTAACACCGCAGGTATCTCACCACCAAACTCTACCATATACCGACTATAGATAGCATCTACAAAGTTCGGGTCACTCTTCCAATCTACCACAGTCCTTACCTTAACTCCCAAAGCATCTGCAACTTCTTGTGCAGTAATATCAGGATTTAAGGCATATATCTCGGCAGCGTGTGCCTTACGTGGGTTCTTAACTAATTTAGTCATAATATCCTTTCTACCATTATTGTAATTTAACTACTATGGTAGTTATATGTGGTAGTTTTTTTGTTTTTTTATTTTGGTAGTTAGTTTTTGTATTTTATAGGGAATGGTGACCCCCCACCCGAAATACCGCCTATCCGCCTATAGGGGGTGCATAACATACGAGTAACTTACGAGTAATATTTTAAGCCTGTTTTGCCCGTACCACATCACAAAAATAATCAAATCACATCACAAAATTTGACTATGAAATCACATCACAAAACAAATTGACCGCATAAAACACCCTTAAACCGCTCGATTTATTGGCTTGGTATACATTACCTTAACCGAATAACTTTTAGGGGCTTAATAGGGCAATTTAGAGCCAATTAGGGATAGTTTATCGATTTGGTAGTAATACGGGAATAATAAGTGACGGGAAAGCCCTATTTTGATATATTATTGATTACATTTAATCACATAATGAAACGTAAGTAATTAAGATAGCTTACAACGTGTTTAAATTGGCTGTTGTTGGTGGTGTTTGTTTGTGGTGGGTGTAGATGTAGGAAACAAAAAAGCCCCGTAAATTAGGGGCTCTTTGTTTGTGTTGTTCTTATGGTGTTTTGTTATGGGTTAATCTGTACCGCCTTTTTTTCGCATTGTGTAAACATCCCATATTAGTGGAAGTATAGCCAATGCCGTTATCATTTCCCATATTAAAATATCTAACATATTAAACCGCCTTTCTTAGTGTTGTTGGATAACAATTTCATAATCTTTAAAGGTTGACAGATTCCCGCAAGCGTGACCAATTGAAGTACATTCCCCGCATTTTAACGGGCAAACAAAAATCTTTTTATCTTTGTTTTGTTTTCTGTACTCTTTAAACGTACCGCCTTTTAAATTAACCGCCTTAAATTCACCCCGCACAAAATACAACGGCTGTAGGAATTGGTTTAAACTTCCATAAATTCCACCGCTTGACAGATTCAAAACGTAATTTTTAGGGAATTTAAATCCGTTTTCGTGTAACATAAAAAAATGGTTTAAACTCTTTGAATAGCCATAAGAATTTAATTTAGGATTTTTACGTAATAATTCCATCCAATCAGTTAAGTTTTCCACCGTGTGAAAATCCCCGTCAACATATAAGCGAAAATCTATTTTATGTAATTTAGAAAATTTAGGACGGTTTAATACTTTATTTAATTCCGTTTCTATGGTGTTAAATTCAAACATTAACAATGTGTTTTGACATTGACGTAAAAATGCGGAAGGATAGCGCCAAGCCTTAAATGAATAACACCAATTTAAACAGTCACCCGCACCGCCACAAGTAACAGCGGGTAAAGTAGAAAAATTTAAAAACGGTAATTTCATATTACCCACCGTAAACACCGAAAACGGCAATTCACCGCCACCTTTCAACCATCCGTAAAATTTACCTATAAAAAATTCATTAGTACCTTTTTTACTTAATTTATATAGGTTTTTCGGTTTTATAGATGTGATTAAGTTTTCAAAATATAAAGTTAAGTTTTTGCGGTCATTTTTACCGCATAGTTTCGCAATTTCTGTTTTTACCGTGTTGTTAAATTCCATTTTTTACCCCTTTATTTAATTAAAAAATATATTATTTTGTTTTGAATAGTTTTCGAATTTGATTGAATCGACTGTAAAAATTGCATCTTGTTTGCAATCTGTATAGTAACATTTTGATTTGTCAATTTCACCGCCTTCAATCCATTGGACACAAAATTCACCATCTAATTTTTTAATTCTTAATTTTACAATTCTATTATAACTCATATTTAAAAACCTTTATAATTAATTTTAAGTAACTATTAAAAATATTACCATCTGTTAATCAATTGCAATAAAAAAGATTAACAATATTTAAATAAATTAATTAATTTGGTTTTGTGGTGGTGGTGGTGTTACATTTTAAAAATAGTTTAATTTTGCTAAATTTTACGGTTTTGTGGGATTTTGTCATAATCTACATCACAAAATTTAGAAGATTTTGCACACCATAAATTTGATGGGATAGTTGCATAATACAACCAATATTTTAGGCTATTTTTGGAGGTGTTTTTTGAGGTGATTTTGAGAGCAAAAAGTGAGGTGGTTTTTAATATAATACTGAATTATAATTTACTGTTATAATTTTGCCCTTATATTTTATAAATCGTGCTTATAATTTTGATTTATAATTTCTATTTATACTTTTAGTTCTTACTTAATTCCTTTGAGAGAGTTGGAAAATGGATAAGGCTTCGCCAACCCCTCGCCTAAACGAAGACTTGACCTTATCCTTAATTCCTCCGAGCCGAGCCGAAAAAATGGATACCCTAATCATTTTACACTAATCAGAGCAGTAAACTGTTTGTCAGATGTAAATCTCAAGCAACAGGCATTGGTTACTTAGGCTATGCCTTCTCCATATGTTGCAAACCCCTTGTAGTATGGAGTCTTGAATCCCTGTGCTACAAGTGTCGTATACCAATCCACAGGGCGAGTAATCTAAAACATTCTCAGATTCTATCCAAAACATATCTACCACAAAATAAATATTCATCTTTTTCTCCTCTATAGATTAAATAAAGTTAAATAAATGTTAAATAAGTGTTGCATTGTATTAACAAGTGTTTGTAAGTTATGGTAGTCAAAAAATAAGGGAATACAAAAAGTGCAAATATGTAAAGGTAAATTAAAGAAGACAGGCAAGACTTACAGTAGAGAATTTACTACTTTAGGTGGAGCATTTGGACTTAAGAATACTCATCGTGGGGCTGAGAAAGTCCAAGACTATAAGTGTATTAAGTGTGGGAATATTGTTGAACAAAGCGGTGGCGGTTTAGATTTCTGCGTTAAATATTATAAGGAGGTAGTGTAATGAAAACAATGGAAAAAATAATGTTTAAAAATGATAGAATCTGCATAGCAAGAGATGAAAATGGAAGTTATGTAATTCAAAAAAAATGTATTTTTACAGGTGATATGACATCTGTGTACATTACAGAAACAGATATGCAATCTATTATAGAAGCTATGAAAAATGAGGTAGTGTAATGAAAACATTATTAGAGCATATAGAAAATGATAAATTATTAATGAAAATAGAATCAGCTTACGATAGTAATTTATTTAAGATTACCTATGAAGATAAATCTAAAAAATCAAAAACAAGTGCATTTTGGTTAAGTGCAAGTGATATAAAACTAATCGCAAAGGAGTTAGTGTAATGGAAATTCTTAAATGCAATAGGTGTGGGGTTACTACTAATAATATAAAACAGCATCAGAAAAAACATAAAAAACAGTGCGATGAACTTAGAGAATTATATGATGGTGATTGTAATAGAGATTCAAAACTTTTTGCACAAAAACTTAATAGAAAATTTAGGAGTTAGCGTAATGAATAAAGTTGAAACAGTAAAACAGATAATAGACGAAAGTGGCTCAAACATAGCATCAGTAGTATTCGTTAAAATGGATGGTACTGTGCGTAAAATGAATTTCCGTAGGCACGTCACCAAAGGTGTTAATGGTCGTGGATTAAAGTACAACCCTTCTTCTGTGGGTAATATGGTTGTATATGATATGGGTGCAGATGGATACCGCACCATAAAGCTATCCAATGTACAATCACTTAAAGTTAATGGTAAATCTTATAATTGGAGTAAATAATGAGGGATGTAGAAAAAGCATTGGAGAATCATTTTTCACTACACGATGTGGGAATGATTATGGACTTACTTATTAGATATAAAATCGTAGAATCTAAAACTGAACCATTTGATGAAGATGGTTTTGATAACTTTATAGATGGGAGTAAATAATGGAACGTGCTATGCTAAGTATAATAACGCAAAATGAAGAACTCTTGCGGGAGTTAAAAGCAGAACAGGAAGTCCAAAAGGAAAAATTACAGAATATTATGGATACTGTTGATAGCCTAATGGATTTTGTAGATACAACAAGAGAGGAATTATAAAATGAATTGTAGAAAATGCGATTACGAATGGACATCTATATACTTAGATGATGATGGGAATGAGTTTGTTCCATCTCACTATTGCAATGATAATAAATTTTATGATTGCGATACAGAAGAATGGGAAGATGATAATTTACCTAATGAGGAGGAATTATAAAATGGATGCTGATTATAAACAAGGATATGCAGATGGTGTATCAGATGTACGCAACAAATTAATGATGCAAGTACACGATATATTAGAATGTGAAAGAGAATCATATGCTAATGGTGGAGAATCTGATAAAAACTTACAGGGTTGGATTGAATGTTTAGAGATGTTTCAAAACACACTAACAGGAGTGAATAAATGAAGGAATACGACAATATCCATAGAATAGGCAAGTGGGTTACCTATATATGTGAAGATGGCGATAAAGAGCATAGAGGTTACTTTGAACACGATGATTATGGTGAAGGTGGCGGGTTGTGGTTTACAGATTGGGAACTCGTGGATTATGATGGTGTGTATGAATTGCCCGAAGAAGTTGAAAAAGCAATAAAGCATTTAGGCTTTTCATTAGGAGAGGAATAGTATGTCGTTCAATGTCAGAGAATCAATATTAGCGTGGTGGGAGATGGCTAAATTTTTCGCAATAGTGATTACGTTCTGTGGAATAGTTTATTTAATAGCAAAGGAGATACGATGATTATATACGATACTATAAAATGGCTGAATATTTTTATAGTCTTAAATCCATTTTTAGCGATGGTTTTATCTGTAGCAATAGGAATGTCCATTGACAGATTATATTTAAGATTAAACCCTAACTATAGCCTTTGGAAAAGGAGAATAAAATGAATTACCCGCATTGGGAATACGACCAAGCTAAAAAAGAGATTACTATATATTTTGGCGAACATAACTATGTAACATATTATGATGAAGATGCTGAAGCACTATATAAGGACTTAGAACTTGGTACTGATAAGCAAAGACAATTCGCTTTAAATGAATTGTATTTAGACCTTGAACATTCAGACCCATACAGCAGAAGTAGTGATTTATTATAATTTTGCTTGGTATTTTGGAACTAATGTTTATAAATTACATAACAAGGAATGAAAATGATTAACAATATATTAATGTATGCAGTAATTACCATAGTTTCGTGGATTATATTTATGCTCTTAATTTATGGCTTTATGGAAGTAGTAGATTACACAATACAACAATGGAGATATGATGGAGATTAAAGACGACTTAACTGAAAACAACTTGAAGCAATTAGTAGCCAAGACAGGAATGAAACATAGCTTCATTGCAGACAGTATAAAAATTTCACATACAGGTTTTTCGTATTGGATTAACAACCACAGACAGCCAAGCGGGAAGTATGCCCAAAGGTTGGAGGTTTTTCTTAACCTTAAGCGGGGTGAATTATTTCAAGACGATGAATGGATGGCTAAAAATGGAAATTAAGGATTTAGCTAAGAAGTATAATCTTGACCCAAAGAGTGATTTTTGGAAGCATAAGCAGAGTGGTAAGTGGATTATAACTCACGATGCCTGTGAGAAAATTGCATCAATAGAGGGGATAATACTTGCAAAATGGGAAACCTTAAATAGTGAGAGAGATTTTTGTAGGTTCTTAATTACTATGGCAATGCCTATGAAGGATTCTTCTGAAAAGTTAATCTCATCAATAGGCGAGGCAAGTAAAGAAAATTGCCAATCTAAATACTATGGCGGGATGGCAGAAAAACGTGGGATTGATAGGTGTATCCTAAAACTTATAAATGCCTACGAATATGGTATATATTCGGACTCAGAGGCGGACACCTTCAAGAAGTCTGCCCCTAAAGAGGATATTGGTGAAGTAAAAGTAGCACCAAGACCTATATCAAATAAGCAAATGAACTTGATTATGCAACTTGAACTCCAAGCTAATGTAAAACATCACATTGAGTTTGATGGATTAAGTACGCAACAAGCAGATGAATACATAAAGAAGTTAGATAACATAATAAAGGAAAATGACAATGGGTAAAATAATAAGCGTAAAGATAGATGTAACTAAGTTAGATAAAGATAAGTTTTATGTTGGTCAAAAAGGAACTTATGCTAATTTAACGGTTGCTGAGAATATGGATGGTGAGAGTGAATATGGTGATACACACTATGTCTTTGAATCACAATCTAAAGAGGAACGTGAAGCCAAAACACCTAAGAATTATCTTGGTAATGGCAAAGAGTTCGATTTTAATAAAAATAGTAACGGAGTTGGACAGGGAGTTACTGATACAGTAGATGAAGACCTACCATTTTAGTATAAATGTAGTTATGGGGGGATTAATTCCCCCCTTTATCGAAAGGGATATATGAGTATGGAATGGGCAGTACCTACTGTCGAAAAAGAAAGATGTCGAAGGGCTTGTGATAAAATATCTAAGAGTGCAGATAATGAGCAAAGGCAGGATAAAAGAATATTGTATTGCACGAACTGTAAGCATTGCTTTCAAAAGAATATATTTTCAGCCAAGAGATTTTATGAGGGAAATGAGATAGAAGTATATGTAGACTTCCCATCATTAGGGAAAGAAAGGGTAGATTCTTGTGCTAATTGCGAATAAAGGGGAAACTATGGGAAAATTTGATGATTTTTGGGCGATATACCCAAGAAAGAAAGAGAAGAAGAGGGCAAGGGTATCTTTTAATAGATTACCTAAACAAACTCAATCAGAGTGCATTGATGGAGTTAAGAAGTATATCAAGCAAATTGAAGTTCAGGGTACTGAGCCACAATTTATAAAACACCCATCTACTTTTATAAATGGAGAGAATTGGGAAGATGATTTCGAGATTGAAGTTACAACGGTTAAGAAGATTTTAGCCACCGATTATAAAATGGATGCAGTAGGCTCTTCAAGGATAGGGTACTGTTCAGCCTGTGGGAAGAATGACTTTTATGACAAATTTCAAGTACACCAAGAGCAGAGTAGGTGTTGTGGGAGAGATGTAACTCCGACTCGTCAGTCTGCTTAACAAAGGAAAATAAGATGGATGAAGAATACCAAAAAGAAGAAGCAATGAAGGATATAATGGTCAAGAACGACAGAATTAAGGTTCTTGAAACTGAGGTTAGTATCCTTCAGGCTCAAAATAAGTTGTTGAGAGAGGGTTTAAGATGTTCTGTTGAGGGTAAGAGTTATAAGATAGCAGAACAATGTTTAGAAGAATTAAGGCATAGTTAGGGCTACCCTTTCCCCCTTTAAGCAAGGTTCTTTCCTATCCTTGCTTGACTATGCCATTTATTAAGGCTCTAATTTGCAATCGCTGAACACACCCTATCACGGGCTGAAAGCGTAGGGAATTGCATCTCCTAATATGTTTCACTACCGATATAGCATATTATAAAAAGAGCCTTTTAATTACCCAAAGAGAGCCACATTTCATTTCAATTTCAAGTGAGTTTGCTGACCACGAATTAGCAGAGGAACTTTTGAAGTGTGGCTATTGGGTATAAACAAGGAGTAATAATGAATATATTTTGGATGTGTATATTTGGATTATGTTTAGTTATATTTTATCTATGGTGGCAGATTTTCAAACTGAAGATATTGATTACAACAGTAATATTTCAAGACAAGTCAAGAGAATTACTTGATGAGTATATGGATGATTTGAACTTTAAAGGTGGACATAACACAGAAAGGAATTAAGATGGCATCAGCAAGCCAAAGAACAAGAGATAGTATAATGGCAGTATATAGAGGTCAATTAAAAAAGTTTAGAGCATTGTCAGTATATGATGATGAGGGCAATTTCTTGTTTGGAAAGAATACTGAATTTGGAACGAGGGTTACGCAAGAGCTGATAGACATAACCCAAAAGAGATTGATGGAGCTTATTAATCAAAACCTAAACCATAAAGGTATAAAGTCTATTGAGAATTACACCAACGGTCAAGCAGACAAAAAACTGTGAGTTGTGTGGCGTTTATAAAAAGAACGCCATATTCTACACATTAAAGCCTCACCCTGCGATTATAAAACTGCTTGCTAATCCTGAAAACAGGACAGTATGTAAAGTATGTGCGATGAGGGAAGAGTTTGGAAGTAAGTATAAACAAAGCAAAAAATATAAGGAATGGGAAGATGCCAAATAAAAGTAAAATAAAGGGTAATAACTATGAAAGATGGATTGTTAATTTTTTTGAAGCTGTCGGCTTACTGTGTAGGCGTGCTTGGGGGAGTGATGGTCGTAGTATGGGTCTTACTGAAGGAGTTGATGGTACGCTTAATGACGAGTATAAATGGCAGGCTAAATGCAAAGCCCAAATATCGCCATTTTATATCCCGAATGAAGAAGTGGATTTCCAAATCTTTAAAGGCAATAGAACAGGAAGTTATGCAACGATGACAGTTGAGAAGTTAGGCGAGATGATTACTCGGACTAATGAACTGTATCAGCATAATGAATCATTGGAAGCCGAGAACAAAGAACTGAAAGATACGTTGTTTCGTGAGCTTAAATAAAGACTTTATAAGTTTCGTCAAGACTTTCGGCTGTAGCGTGTGTGGAACTTCTCCTGTTGATGCACACCACTTGGACGCGATAGGTATGGGGGGCAATAGAAAGAGAGATTGCGAGGAGGATTTTTCTTGCGTTCCCCTCTGTCGAGAACATCATACTGAGTGGCATCAGCTTGGCGATACAGATTTTTACAGGAAATATAATATCAATCTATGGAAGATTTCATATCAAATGAATAAATCTTTTAGACGAGAAACCAAATAAAATTTAGAATTTCTTGCTTTTTATCTTGGGTTGTCGGAAGGGTATTTGTTAATGTACCTATATGCAAACAACAAATAAACAATGAGGTAAAAATGAAAAACATACATAGAAGTAAAGACGGTACTTACGCAGTTGTAAATACAGGGGGGATGGAAATCAAGAGGCTACTTGGACTTTTTGATATGATATTTAATGCCGAAGAATCAACCTTATCAGACACATTTGACAGTTACATTAAGGACAGGAAAGAGATGTTGCAAAACTCGATAGTTGAGCAGTACGATATATTGGTTCAGAAAGTCCCTGAAATTACTGATGGCAAGGAAATGTTTGAATGGTGGAGTTATGCTTGGTTTAGGGCTTCTTGGGTTAAGATTGCCCAAAAATCCAACAAGAAGTTTATGTTTGAAAAAGATAATGTTACTAAGAAATATATCGTAAATGAGGTGTTTGAAAAATGAAAATTAATGAAATGAGTTTTAAGGATACTCTTGATATTGAAGAGGAAATGATAAAAATTATGTTAGATAAGTGTATTGAACAAGATGATGTTTCTGAATGGCAATTCATAGAAACCCATAAAGAGAAATCTAAATACGCAAGAACTGATGGGATTTTAGTTAAAAATGGATATATGGTAGCATCAGTAGAAAATAGAGGCAGGTATGACGTAACTTGGGGCTATGTAAAAGGTGAAGGAACGTGGCTCTTAACAGAAGCTAAACTATTGGCGAATATAGAGCTATCCAAAACATTGCAAATACCATTTATGTTTTGTGGATACTTCCCAAATGAGAATATATACGCAACACTTAGGGTTACAGATGGAAGTGGCAAGGTTATAATTAAATATGAAGTTAGTGAAACGTGGGCGAAAAAGAATAAAGATACTGACGAGAAGGTTAAAAAGAGGAACGCCTATATCCCTATAAGTCAATTCAAGGTGATTCAACTTTGAAATTTACAGGAACAGTAAAAAATGGCAAGTTAAAACTCTATGATAGGGAGGGGTTTAAACGCAGTTTATCTGATTATGAGGGTGAAGTATGGCTTGAGATAAAACAAGCCGAAAAAACCCATTCTCCTAAGCAAAATGCATACTATAGGGCTATTATAAGAGAGATTGCCAATGAACTTGGCTACACAGAAGATGAAATGCACAAAACAACGAAGCAGTTGTTTGGAATTGAGTCCACTAAGGATTTGAATGTTGCAGACTTCTCTGATTATCTTGATAAGATAATAATTCATTTTGCACAATTAGGCTATCCTGTGAAAGACCCTCGTGGGAGATAAGTATTGGGAAGCAAGTAACGAGTTTTTAAGAGTGTTTGCTAATGCTTACAAGAATCTTTACAAGAAGATTTGGACGAAGAAGCAGTACAATCAGCATATGGCTGACTTTTACAAGTCAAAGGATATGATGAGTGATGCTCAATGGCATCAGGATATTGCTGATAGTGAAGATGCTCTATAGAGCAATATATTGGACAGTAGTATCCTCCCATTGCGTTGTCATCAAGATGATGTGACCACCATATTGGTAGTACGAAAATGAACCCGAACAGCACGTTCCCATTACCAAACCTCCCTTATCTTTAATTTAACATTATAAACATTATTTGCAACTTGGTCGTATGAAAATGAGTTCATATCGAACCTTGCTATTGCAAATTGGTCAGGACTATTATTGCTCTTATTAGCTTGAAAGATGAATGGTAAATGTCCACCCATAGTTTTGTTTATAACCTGCGAAAAGAAATCAGTACCATCTAATAAGGTGTTTTCGTCAGAAGGTGTTCCTTCAGCATATCCTGCCTCTAAATTAGTTGTTGCTGCAACTACAGGCATTAGGTCTGTATCTGAAAGATACGAGAACGATAAGTCCCACACTCTACGACCACTACGAAGATTCTGTTTATTGTCTAATTGCCACGCACCACTATTACCCCAATCAGCAGGCTTAGTATAAGTAGCATTGGAAAGTGTTGCACCACCCTTAGTTTGTATAGTCTTAACCCCATCATACTCATAAGAGAGCTTAAGATTAAGGTCAGGAGAATGTGGCATATCATAATAATTGCCATACAATACAGAGCCTATCTTTAAAGGATTGTCATTATATGTGTTTCCTGTCCCCTGATAGTCAAATCTAAATTGAATCCTATTGCAGTTTTCTGCTTCCTGTGCATTGTTCCCTGTAAGTATAGAGAAGCCATCATTTTCTATTATGCCTGAAGTAGTGCCTGAAGTATTATTAATGTATTCATTTTGGGATACTGTAAAGAATCCATCTAACCCTAAGTCAGGGTTGATGATAGATGTCTTGTAGGATGAGTTAGCTGTTGCAAAATTATGACCTAATACCATAGAGAAGTTTTTGTCATTAGGCATTATTTTATTAAAGTCCAATTCAGACTCAAATCTCAACACATCATTATCACCATCACCATCAGGGAAACTTAGCTGATTGGTAGGGTTTATGCCGACTAAATCCATAAAGTCTTCATCTGTTAAAAATGCACCTGTGTTAGGAGCTTGTGATAGCTGTCCCTGTGCTTTTAGCCATTGCAGTATATCTACCCATATTCGTGGTGTTCCTACATTCTGTGCCATTAATATCCTCCTCCACCACCTGAACTACTTGAAGTAGATGTGGTTCGTCTAATTTGTGAAATTTGTTTCTTTGTTATATTGACCCTATCTTTATGAGGATATATATTTACAGAATCTTTAGTATGTACTCCACCTGTCATAGCAGTACCATCAGAGTGGATATGAATTAACTCATTAGCAGGAACAGGAGAGCCATCAGCATATTCATATTGACCTTCAGATTTGGTTCTAATATTGTTATTAACTACAATGCTATGCTTATTAAATCTTTGTTTAGAGACTATAAGATATGTGCCATCACGAGTTCCCCATAATGAACCATCATCTTCCCACTTTTCTCTGTCTAATTCCCAATAATCAACACCTTGTAGTGTAATTCGTTCTCTCTCTAAGGTGTTATTATTTATAGACTTGCAAGATAGGATTCTAAGCTCACCTACATAGTTAAATAGTTCTTGTGGCATATCTTCACCATTAAGCATTACGCCTATAATCTTGTTTTTATTTGCAGACAGGAAAAGATTATCAGGGCTATTTGTAATTCTGATTGTACCCTTGTATCTTAACTCAAAGCCCTGAGAGTTGCCATCAAATAAAACTTCACCATTTCCATAAGTTATCATAATTAGCTCTCATCCATTATAGTGTTTACTAATGTTACTATATCTAATATATTTACAATCCCATCACTATTCATATCCATTATATCTGACATTTCTCCTGTTGGGTCTATTTGCCCTGCTAATATAAAATTAATCATAGTAACAATATCTAATATATTCAGAACCCCATCTTGGTTGGAATCACCTGTGCCTGATACAATATCATCAGGAAAGGGATTGTAAGTTTCTAATTCTACATATACAGAATCTAAACTACTAAGAGAATCCCCATTTTCAAACTGCCAAAAGCCATTTTGAGAAACGACTGTATCATTTGAACCTATTCTTTTATTGTTTAACATAAATGTATTAGGGTAATCATTATTAGTTCCAAAATAATAATGAGCAACTTCCACGAAAAGTTCATAGCCACCACTAAATACTAATGGTTGCCCTTGTGATGATACAGTTATTTTGTAGTATGGACTTTGAGGGAAAATATTTTCTAAGCTATCTTCTTCAGCTTCTAAAGGTATTCCAACTCGCAACATATTCGAATTTTGTGCTATAACATCACCAACGAAACCAAACAACTCACCTTCTTCTGCTTCTTCTTCCTGTACTTCTATTGTTACAGATTGTGATGCGTTAGCTATATTGCCTGAAGAATCTATTGCTTCATAAAATACTTGAAAAGAACCTGCCTCTGAATAGCTTCCTGCCAATTCAGCTTCCCCTGCTATTGTATTGCTATATGTAATATCTACATCCACTTCTCCATCTGTATCATCAACAGCAGTAGCAGCAAATGGAACAAAAGCATCCCCTACAGTATATG